GAAATAACCGGAATGAAGGCTGCCACCGATGAATCTATGCGAGTAGCTGTACGGGTCAGCCATAACAATACGGTAATTAGAATTTTTGAAGCCGGAGGCGCATCTAACGGCTCTGAAATTGGGCAGTATAGTTCTAGCCCTACGCTAGTTGGATCGAGTTCATTCAAGACAAAAAGAGCTGCAAATAAGATATTTGGGAGCAAAGCAAAGAGGGCGGAGCAAGAGTGGAGAAAGGTCCAGGGACACAACCTTGTCTTACTGCCGGGCGGTTATAAAGAGATTAGAAAATTAGAAGGTCTGGAAACGAGCTTCGTTAATTTTCGGTTTACAAATAATTTGCAAAGCGACTTCCGTAGTGCTATTCAAAAGTTAAAGCCTAATCGGTATGTAACCGGGACCAACCGAAAGGAGAACGGAGAAAAAAGAGAATGGTTGGAAGAGCATTTCGGTAAAGAAATTTTTGCTCCGACAGAAAAAGAAAGTGATATTTTCGTAGAAGTAATGAACCGAGAAATGATAAAGAGATTTGACGCTATTTGAATACATAGAATCCCGTTTGAAATTAGTTGGTGTTTGCCGAAACAACGTAGGGTTGGCAGAGCTTACATTAAACAAAGAAGGCGAAAGCATACCTGCGAGTTATGAGGGTAGCGAATGTATTCCGGTAGAGAATCACGATTACAGCGCGGGGCTTACTTATTTCCGAATAGACGGGGAAATAGATCGCGAGGACATTCAAACTGTTCCGGACACGATTTTAGAGGTAAGCGTACCGTTTGTAGTTGTGGCGATTGCCAAGAGGTCAAAAGTTAGTGCAGATGGGCGACTGGCTCCTTATCAGTTAGCGAGAAAAGTTGACACGGCTTTATTAGGATCTTTTAAGATTGATAATTCGTGGGGCAGTCGAATTGAATCTACTGGAATAGATACGAATTGGATTGATGTGATACAAACAGAGTTCGGAGAGGTAAAAGGTTGGGATGACAGTCTATGTGCTGTAAGATGCTCGTTTGAGGCTAATTTCAAGACCTTTGAGCGATGTTTAACCGACTTGTTGTGCGAGACAGAAGCACCGAGCGAATTATTTGCTTACAGCCAAAATTTTACTAGAAAAGAAAACTCATTTTATATACCGTTAATTTAAAATTATGGCAGAATCAGACAATTACAAAGTAATAGACGGTCAAGGTTCAGAGAGACAATTTCGTGCTTTAGGCATTGGCAACAATCTCTTTCCTTTTCATATCAACACACCCAGTAAACAGCTTGTGCCTTTGGGTGTTTTTGATGAGGTACAAAGTGTTGATAAATTTGGAAACGGAACGGTTGGAACTATTATGCAACCTATTTGGCCTAATGGTATATTTACGAGCTTTCCAAGTGCAGCCTCTGTGGTAAGTATTTCGAGCGACAGCGCAAATGACACGGCAGCCGGGTCGGGAATGAGAACGATCACGGTGCAAGGATTAGATCAAAACGGAGATCAAGCGTCGGAGACCGTTACGTTAAACGGTACAAGCACCGTTCAGACTACTGGTCAGTTTTTAAGGATAAATAGGGCTTTTGGAGATACTTTTGGAAATGACAACTTTGGGGCTACGGCTGCTAATGATGGGGAAATTGAGATAACTATTTCTGGAACTACCGTTGCCGTAATTGCACCGAATACCGGACAAACCGAGCAAATGATTTATAGCGTTCCGAGAGGTTTTGTTGCAACGATAGACGCCTGGGAGATTTCGGTAGGTAGTGGAAAAGAAGTTATTGCCAAGCTGTTTACTTTATTTTCGGGCGAAAGCAATCCGGGATGGCGCGTGCGCAGAGATGGTGTAATATATCAATCAAGTTTATCGGAGCAATTTTACTATCCTGTTGTTGTGCCTGCGAGAACAGACATTATTTTAGGAGCGCAGACTACTGGCGCAACTGCGCGGGTTAGCGGTCATTTGGACATTACGATCAATAAATTATCAATTTAATAAGATGCGTAGAAGTTGCTGTAAAAGATCTGTGGCGTGGAAAATGCGAAATTATTTGCAGGCGGAGTTATGGGATAATCCCCCGCTTCAAAATGCTATTTTGTATTTCAAGAATACTATACTACCACGCCCTAATTGGAACGAAGCAGGTAAGCAATTAAACGACTTTAGCGGTGCGGGAAATAATGGGCAGATTCATTCGGGCGGGGCGTTAACCCTTGACGGCGTAAATAACGAAATAAACGTAGGCGATGTAGGTAGTGTTAGAAGCTATTCGCTACTTTTAGAATTGGACAGCACAAGCGAGGATATTATCGAGTTAAACGCTACGGATAGTTTAAGCGCGTCTGGTGGTACTTTATCTTTAGCTGGTCAGTCAGGTACAATCTACGTTAATGGCGTAGAGAGCAGTACGATAACAACGGCTTATGCTTGGGTTACGGTTGTATTGGATGCGGCAGTAACGGCAGACGATGTAAATATCGGTAAGGTAGGGGTAGCTTTTGGCGGCTTTGATGTGGCGGGATTCCACGTCTATACCGATGCCCTAACCGCCTCCGAAGTATTAGCAAACTACAACAACCCACAGACACCTATTGCAAACGGCTTAGAGGTTAATTACGGCTTTGATGAATTGGCTGGAAATACGGTATTCGACAAGTCAGGTAACGGCAATAACGGAACGATTGTAGGTGCTACTCGCGTAAGCGGGGTTAAAGAAGGCTATCAACCAGCGTTAGGGGGCTTTAATAACTACGAAGAAACAGCACCAAGCGGTACAATTAGCACAAGCGGAACGGCAGTAACGGGAAGCGGGACGGCATTTACAACGGATTACAGCGCAGGAGATGTCATTGGTGTAGCAGGTGGCGAATTTCGTATAGTTGACAGCGTAACGGATAACACAAACCTAACGGTAACGCAAGCTTTTACGGTGGCTTATTCGGGCGCAACACAAGTTAAATTAGCACTTGAAACGGGAACAAATGAAGTTAGGATAGTCGGCCAAGAATACAATAGCCCTACGGACATCTTTGGCAACACAATGCAAAACGCATACATACCAAACGCCCTAAACTTTAGCGGTGGATATGACGGCATTTTTGTCGATGCGGGGGCTAACATAGATACTTCGGGAGCGTTTAGCTTTGCGGGGTGGGTATATTTCAATACGCTTAATGGGAATCGCATAATCAGTAATACCCCATTTTCTTCGGGGATTGAAATATATGAATTTAGCAATTCTATGCGATTCTTTTCAAGGGACGGATCAACATCTTCTACCGTTGATTCCGCAGTAAGCTCTATTAATTCTGGCACTTGGTATTCTATAGCTTTAACAAGAAGTTTAGACGGCTCGCAAACTAATTGGTATATAGGAGGAAAAACAACAACACCAACACTAAGTGGCACAGCGAACCGAGATAGCGGAACACCAACGAATGGAAGTAATAATATGACTTTAGCCGCGAGAAGCACAAACAATGATTTTAATTTGGACGGCTACCTTATCTACCCAGTAATGTACACCGCAGATTTAAGCGCGGCTAATACAAACACGAAGTTAATTGTAGATGCGTGGAATGCAACGCGCGGAGACATACCCTCTGTATAATGGGACCAAATAGAGTTGAGCAGAATATCAGTAACTTCTTCAAAGAGTTGGGCGTAGGGTGCTTACAATGGGGCGTTGTGTTTATTCTTTTGGCTTTGGCAGGGGCTGTATTTTTAACTTACTTTACAATAAAATACTTTGCAGAATGAGCAGGTTTTGGATTGAATTAGTCAGTTTGATAATTGGGTTCGGCGCGTTGTCCTTTGGGCTATACAAGTGGCTTATTCGCCAAAAAGATCAGCAAGAGAGCGAAATAAAAGGATTAATCGAAGATGTACGCGAAGCTTCACAAACGGCCATAAAGGATATTGTCAAGGCTCGTGAACACCGAGAAGAGTTAGACCGAGCGCACGAAAAGGAGATTTATGAGCGTTTGATTAAACTTGAGACTAGGGAAGAAGATAGAAATGAATGGATTAATCGATTAGAACGTAGCTTTGAAGCTATGCGAGTAGCAAATGAGACTAACGCGAAGAATTTTAACGAGCGACTGGCCGACCTAATCAGAACTAATGGAGATTTGCGGGTAGAATTAGCCGGAAAAGAAAGTAAAGAGTGAGTTGGAAAGCTAAAATAGCACGCGGGCTGGCCGTTACGGGTTTAGCGGTTGGGGCTTATTTTGCACCTGCGGAGTGGGTAAAGCGCGGAGATGACCCAAAAAGAGTAGATAGCACTTTTAGAGGCGGTATGGAATTAGTGCGCCATTTTAGCGGTGCGCCTATTTATGTGAATAGTGGATTTAGGAATTTGCATTGGAACGCGGTAATCGGTGGGGTAAAGGGCAGTAGCCATACTAAAGGAGTAGCGGGAGATTTTGCAGCGGAAGACGGTAGCAGTCGCTATCGCATAGTTCGTGGGGCTATGGATGTAAACTACTTTTTATCAGCTCAAGAGGTACTTTATTGCTATACGGATTCGGCCACAGCAGACAGTTTAGCCCTTGAGATTATTAAGCAAGATCATTTTTTCAATCGCATAGGCATAGCCAGTTGGGGGATTCATTTGGATATCGACACCACCAAGCCAAAGAATGTTCTATGGACCTACTAAAAGTTATCGTGTTAGCGTTGCTTTTGGTGGGGTGCAGCCCAAGTCAAAGAGCGAAGCGGCACATGGATAAAGCCGAGCGCATTTGCCCTGAATGCTTTACGAGCGATACGATACTAATTGAGATTCCCGGTAGAGAAATAGCCGCAGAGATAGCTTTATTGCCCGGAGAGACACGAACTATTCAAAGAGATGGCATAAGCCTAACGGTAAGGGGTAAACGATCTAAAGACACTATACCGCCCTTAAAGGTAGATTGCGTTTGCGATACGATATACAAAGAGGTTGTAATCCCTAAAATGATAGTGCAGACCGAAAAAAGGGAAAAAGGGTTTTTTGAGAAAGCACAGGACTTATTGTTTTGGGTTCTTATTTTGGTCTTAGCCCTTGTTTTGCTCCCTCGAATTTTAGATGCGGTAATGAAAAAGTAAAAAATTATACGGATATTTTTTTTATTTCGAGCAAGTGTTTTATATTTGCTCAAGAAATCAACCAATAAACCAACCACGATGACTACTTCAGCACAACTTTACAAAGCAGCAGAAAAATTTGCCTACAAAGGATTTAGAGAATACGCTCACCTTGAAGATTACCAAGCAGAGCAAATCATTTTTAGAGAGGTTGAAATGAACTTTTCCTCTTTATCTGAGGCAAAAGTTATGAAAGCGGTCGAAACAGCAAGAGAAAGAATGTCAATCGATCTTAAAAAGTTCGGTTAATAATAGCGGACGGGCAGGAGAGATCCTGCTCGCCCCTTTGTAATATGAAACAGTGGTACGCAGATAAGGTGTTCTGTCCGAGGGGTGGCCTCGGTTCCGTTTCGGTTTTCGCGAGCCGAGTAATTGCTTACAACAGTTCGTTGATGCTTCGATAGCTCAGAGCAAAGCTAAAGACGATGAGTAACGGAGGCTGCGGGGTTCGAATCCCTGCCCACTGGCTAAATTTAATTTAAATAGATATGTCAGAAATTGCAAAAGTGACTAACGTAGTCGCAGACGGAACTTGGAACAGCCAATACGGATTATTGTACCAATGGCAAGTAACACTTGACAACGGTAAAAGCGGAAGAGTAAACACCAAAGATCAAAAGCCTTGGTTTGGAATTGACACCGAAGTAGAAGTAAAAGACTTCAAGCAAGGAACGGATCAAAACGGAAATCCTTGGACTTCAATGAAGTTAGGCAAGCCGGAAGCTTCAGGAGGCCAACAGAACTATTCCGGAGGAGGTAGTCAAAAGGGAAGCTCTAACACATCTAAAAGCATAGTGTACCAACACGCTCAAAAGGTGGCTTTAGAGTTTCACATAGCCGAGGGCTTTGAAAATCAGGACCCGGCACAGAAAATTCAAGAGGTAGCCAATACGGCTGAAATCTTAGCAGAGCGAATCATTAAAAGCGTAGGACTATGAGAGAAAGAGAAACCATAGGCAAAGACATAATGGATTTGCTTCGAGAAAGAGAAGGGATAAAATCAACGTGCAAAACAATAATCGATTGGTACATTCAATCGGGAAAAGACCAGCCGATGAGTGATTTACGCGAGTGCTCAAGAGGTCGCGTAGAAATTGCAATAAGAATTTTACATCAATTAGGAGAAACAACCAAGCTCGATCACGTTTACGAGAAAGGGCTGCTAAAAAACGAGAAATGAGCGACTTAATTCCAAACACAGAAACGCTACCGCAGGTAGCCAAAGAAGATGCCTTAAACCGCTTACAAGCGATAAAGGGAAGCATTTTAGAAGGAGAAGCGGACCCGATACCGGTATTCGTGGCTTTGACTGAAATCAAAAAGCAAATAGAGGCTGTGTTAAAAGATCGGGCAGTTAAAGATTGTATTCGAGAAGACTACGACAAAAGCCCCGAAAAATCAGTAAGTGCCGGAGGGTTTGATTTTACAATAGTAACCGGAGGGGCTATTTATGATTATGAGCAAGACCCGGTTTATGCTGATTTAAGCGCAAAGCTAAAGGCTCGAAAGCAGCTTTTAGATACTCGAATAAAAGGCAAGCAAGAGATTTATGATTCCGAGGGGATGGAGGTTCCAGAGGTTCCGGTTAAGACTTACCGGGCAGATTCGTTTAAAGTAACAAAGAGCAGGAAATGAGCTATTTGAAAAAGCGAATAGAATCTTTAGATGTGAGCAGCGCAAAGTTTGTTCAAGAGTGGAAGCGGGTTGATCCGGCTTCTGCTCCTGGACATCACCGTTGGAATACGATCAAAGAACACCCAACGCTAATGACCATAGCTGAATTTTCTGGATTGTGCCGAGTGCTGAAATTGAATATAAACGAGCTTTACGAATTGATTTATTTGGATGAGCTAAATTCTTTGGGTTATGAGTAAAAAGATAACGGAGGGGCAATTATACCGATGGTTTGAAGTTGACAGACTAGCTTACGATGAGATTGCGGATAAAATAAACAGCTATTTCAAGACAAAAAGCAGGTTTACTCCACCAACGGTTGACCAAATAAATGATTATCTTTATGAAGCAACCGAAAACCAAAAGTATAGCGAATTAACTGCCGAGCAAATACACGCTTTTTATGAGCAGAAAGACTGGAAGGTAGGTAAGACCAAGATGAAAAATTGGAAGTTGGCTGTAAAGGGGTGGTATTTAAGGGAGTTGAAATCTGGGAATGCCCCGCAAAAAACGGAAAAGCCGACTTTTGACAAACAAGGTAATTTTATTCAATGAAGTTAAAAGAGACGAGCGATAAGGATTTATATGAGTGGATGGAAACGACCTCTGCAATTACCGGAGTTCAACTGCCTTCACGATCAATTTTAATGAAAGTATGTAGTTATGTTCGTAGGGAGTTTGGCGAAATTACGCAAGAGCAGTTAGACTTGGCTGTTAAGAATTGGATTGCGGGGGAGTATAGCCACATTCGGAACACTACTAAAACAGAACTTAATGCCTTTTTAATGGGGCAGCTTTTAGGAGAAGCAAAGCGTCAAGCCCAAACGAGAAGAAGAACGGAAAGCACTTATTACGAAAGCCGATCACAGCGTCCTGATAATTACGATGAGATAATGGCCGATGGTTGGGAATTTCAGAAAGAGATGCTTTTGGAGGATAAAACTATTGGATGGGCATTTTTAAGCAGCCTATACGAGTGGGCAAATGACAAGGGTAAGTTGATAGAGTGTTCTAAAACGGACATAGAAGCCACAGAAACGCACTTAGAGCGATTGTTTTTATCTCAACGGCAAAGAACACTAAAGAACAGGTTAATTTCCTTAGAAGCGATAAAAACGAGCGTACCAGAATGGCAACGCGCCCAAGCGGCTAAGGTTGCATTGAGTATGCAGGCTGAATGAAATCAAAATACAAAATAGGAATAGTTTGTTTAGACGGCTATAAGTGTTGGGCTAAACACCCACCGTTAAACACTTACGATCGAGCTAAAGCCTGTGCATTTATGGCCTATTTAGGTGGGCAGGGGATGTTAGATGTTAAAGAGGCGGTAATCGTACAGGCAGATCAAAACAAAGTAATACAGAGGTACAATGGAGAATGGAAAAGCGAAAGCGATAATACAGGAGACCGAAAATAAGTTCAATATTCAAGGTCAGATAAAGAAGCGAACGCGCAAACGAGATATTCTTTTGCCCCGTCAAATAGCGATGTATTTAATCAGGGTAAATACAAACGATCCGTACGAAAAGATAGGCGAGATGTTTATGGAAGATGGTAAACCAAAAGACCATTCTACTGTTCTGCACGCTTGTAATGTTATTCGTAACTTAATGGCAACGGGATGGGTTTATAAAGGCAATCCGATTGAGTTCTATTTAGACGGCATAATGGCTAAGGTAGATATGCGGGTAAACGAGACTCATTTTCTAAAAATATACCGGTATAGTTATTCTTGATAGTGAGTAACGGCCGCGCATATGGTGTCGGATGAGGAACCAAGCTGCACTATATTCAATTTTGGGCTTTCGTTTTTGAGCGTTAGATTTTAAACAAATGAAATATGAATGAACCGAAATATACAGTAGAAGAACCACGTAAATTGAAATCGTGGGAGCAAATAGCAAAGCAGGAAATTACCCGATGGTTAGATGACGAAGATTATCAAAATGAGGTATGCAGCTCTACAATGACAGGTGAAATGATGGGCCCTTTTACAAAGTTTCTTTATCACTTCGCTTTTCTGTGTGAATGTGGGTGGGGTGTAATGGTTGACTTCGATGAGCGTAAACAGCGGATATTTTTACCTGACCATTATTACAGATGGATGCACCGATTGAGGGACGAGATTCAGTGCGTTGGCAAATGAAGCCCAACGTTGAGTATAAAGAGCGTTTTGAACACTAAAATTTGATTGAAAATGAAAACTAAAAAAACAATACAGACACGAGCAAAAGAAGATGAACAAAATGCTTCTTTATACAGTGTTAGCCGTAGTTTTTTATCAGCTATGGCAGAAAAACACCAAGTAGAGGCAAACAAATTACTTATAGGAATGCAGTATGGTGATTTGGTAGTGCAAGTATATGATGAAGGTGCTCACCCAATGTGGCAGACTTTGGAAATTATCACCTTTTAATTACGGCTAACATCGGATAAGCGCAACAAAATTGTACTTATTCTAAATTCGGCCTAAATAAAAACCAAAATGAACCATGTAATTATGCCAGAGCAATTAGATTTTTTTAACACTAACCAAACGCAAGGCCAAGAATTAAAAGAGGCCAAGCAAAAAGCGAGGACGCAGCAAGATGAAATTTATGACTTGTTTGTAAAGCACCGAGCGATGACCCCGTTTGATGTAATTGAAAAAGGAGGTTACGATCCGATGCAAATCACATCTATACGCAGAGCAATAACCAATTTAACCAATGCCGGAAAGCTCGTAAAAACCGAAAGGGTCAGAAAAGAGCGACTAGGCAAAAGAAACCACTTATGGAGAATAGCTTGATTTTACCAAAGACCAACAAAAAGACCGGAAAGCCTTATTTATCGTATAGCTCAATCACTTCTTTTAAGAGAAATAAAAAAGAATGGGCAGAGCGTTATTTATACGACAAACCATTTCAGCCGAACCATTGGACAGAATTTGGCAGCAAGGTAGGTGAAGCTCTTGAGCATAATAATTTTCAAGAGTTTAGCAAAGAAGAGCAAAGAGTATTAAAAGCGACACCTAGGCTAGATGAGTTTGAGACTATGATAGTTTGGGATTTGGGCGATTTCGAGATTGTCGGGTATATTGATACGAATACCTCTGATCGAAATCATTTGATTGATTACAAAACAGGAGGTCCGGGAAAGCAAGAGCAGTACGATGATCCTGATTACTGGCAGCTTGCTATTTATGCTGGAGCTTGCCGACAAGCAGGTTTCAAAGTAAAGACAGCGGAAGTAGTTTTTTTAGAGCGTATAGGCAACCCGTTTAAGGGCTACCCGTTAAAATTAAAAGAAGTTCCTCCGCTAATCATACCGCAAGATATTGAACTGGTAAGGATAAACAGGCTGCGCGAGGAATTGTACCATTGGGCAGAGCAAATTAGTAACTTCACGAAAGAGTGGAAAGAAATGATTAGCGAATGAATTACGATAAATTGGCTGAATTAATATCATCAGCACCTTCAATTAATGAAGACGAAACTCTTCATTTAGGATGGTATATTAGATTAACTGATAATGATGTACTTAAGATTCGTATAGCTGAAGATTTTGGTTTAACTTTATTTTATCGCATTGACATAAGAGAAGAAATTATAGAATATCATCGTCGTAATGGATATGAATCAATATTTAAAGCTAGACTGTTGCCTATCTGGTTTATGAAACTAATAAACCAAAAAATAAATCACGATAAGAGGCATACCAGATATTTAACTGAATTAACGAATATGAAATTCTACGCAAAGCAAAATGACGGACGTTTAGACATTCGCGAAAAGCGAACGCTAACGAAGTATCTGCGCAAGCAAGGTGTAAAGCCTTTAGTTGTTGAAATAAAGCCGGAGCGAGGCAAAAGAACAACCGAAGCAAACGCTTATTATTGGGGCGTGGTGGTTCACTTAATTCGTAAGCAGTTAGAATCCGATTGGGGGCATCACGTAGACCAAGAGCAAGTGCATGAGATCTTAAAGCATCAGTTCGCATCAAGCGAAAAGCTAATTGGTATGGACAAGGTTATTCGGCTGCCAGAAAGCACCTCCGATATGGACGTACGAGATTTTTGGGAGTATGTAGAGAAATGCCGATTTTGGGCTGCCGATACATTAAACGTACAAATACCATCGAGCGATGCCCAGGAGTGATGCCGAACATAAAAGCCAAGTAGCTTTAATAAATGCCTTTCGATTAAAGTACCCAAAGTTAAAAAGCTACCTATTTGCTATACCCAACGGAGGGCATCGGCACGTAAGGGTGGCCGCTAAATTAAAGCGTGAAGGCGTTATGTCTGGGGTGAGTGATTTATTCTTTGCTTATCCGGTTGGAAATCACTCAGGGCTATGGATCGAGATGAAGACACCAAAAGGTAGAGTTCAGCCAAGTCAAAAAGAATTTATGAGTAGAATGCAGTCAGTAGGATATGAGGCGAAAATAGCTCGTAGCGCAGCTGAGGGATTAGAAATAATCGATGCGTATATTACCGGAAAATAGTACCTTTGAACACACAAGTCAATCAGCTCCGCTCGGAGCTTTATTGGTTTTTTGGTTGAGCCGGGGCGTGTTTGCCCCGGTTTTTTTCATTACCTTAGTAACTCAAAATCAACCAATATGGACGTAATCCTCAATCACATTCTGCCTCTTTTTGCAATCGGAGTAATCAGTTTTTTCTTAGGTCGTGGGTCTGGTAGAAGCAAAGTTCGAAGAATCAAAAACAAAGACCGGAAGTTTGGAAGCGGGCTGTTTTATTATTTGGTCGTAGTCTTAATGGATGATCGGTTTAAGCCGTTGCTTTTTACGGCACACGAAATCGATGCAGCCCGAATGCGAGCAGCCAAAAACTCCGAAGATCTAAAAAGCCCCGAATACGCTGACTGATGCCTTGTTATAAGTGCCCCAATGGTAAATATCGAATCGGAAGTGGAAAGTGTCAGTACACCTCTAAAAAGAGCTGTGAAAAAGCATTAAAAGCCTATTACGCCAAAAGGAAATGAAACCGCACACGAAAATATACCTCAATCATTTCGGCTATACAACGGCTGATTTTATCGCTTGTGAAGTATGCGGAGCGCAAGCGGTTGACATCCATCATCTAAGCCCAAGAGGTATGGGCGGAGATCCACAGAAGAAAAAGGATGTAATTGAAAATCTACAAGCTCTTTGCCGAAGCTGTCACCACGAAGCTGACTTTGGCACTAAGCTTCCAAAAGAAAAACTAAAACAAATTCATAACGCTCGATTAGAGCAATGGAGTTAAGATATGAGGACAAAGAGAGGCTACGATAAAGAAGAAATGATTGCAAAGGCTGTTAAAGCTATTGAAAAAAATAAGCTCGTTTATCACGATGAAGTTTGGTCAGCCATTGGAGTTAGCGAGGCTTGGTATTATAAGAATGGCATACAGAAAGTACAGCCTATAAAACAAGCCCTTGAAAAGCAAAAGATTAACGTCAAGCAAAAACTGCGTAAGCGGTGGCTTGGCAGCAAGAACCCAACTAGCGAAATTGCACTCTATAAACTGATGGGGACTGAGGATGAGGTCCACCGCCTGAACGGATCGAATATGAAGATCGACACTACGGTTCGAGAGATAAGGGTAAAGCTACCAACCCCACCGGATGAGTGAACCGCTAGACATCGAATGGCCAGAGGGTGCATTCACCAAAGTATTTTGGAGGCTACAAGACGTAAAGACCCGTAAAGTGCTGAATATGGGAGGGGCGGGTTCATCGAAGTCATGGAGCCAAGCGCAGCACGAATTGATCTACGCATTACAACACCCGAAAATTAGGACACTTATCGTTCGGAAGGTAGGGGCTACGATAAAAGATAGCGTCAGAAAGCTCGTCTGGGACGATTTAATAAAAGAGTATGGTCTGACCGGAGTAGCATCTCTGAATCTTGGAAACAACACGATAACGCTGGCTAACGGTTCGGAGATTATATTTCGGGGATTGGATGACAGCGAGAAAATCAAATCAATACAAAAGATCAACCGGATATGGTGTGAAGAGCTGACTGAGTTTGATGAGAAGGATTGGGACCAGCTTAATTTACGATTACGCGGAGTTCAAAACGCTCAAATGACCGGTACGTTTAATCCGATTTATGTAGGTCATTGGATTGATAAGAAGTACAAAATAGCCGAGAATGGTTATAGTATTGTTGATTCTGACGTAACGCTTTTACGATCTACGTTTGAAGATAACCAGTTTTTGGATGACCAGTATGTTAAGGAGCTAAAAAAATACAAGACTTCAAATCCGTTTTTGTGGCAGGTTTACGGAATGGGCGAGTTTGGAGTTGAGCAGGCGGACAACGCTTTTGCTTATGCTTATGACCCTAATGTTCATAATAGCCCGGTGGCAGAGTTTGATCCCGAAGATAGGCTACACATAGCCTTTGACTTCAATTTAGAGCCGTTTACGTGCTTATTTTTTCACTTTAGTCCTGGGCGTTACTTTTATGTGTTTGATAGCTTAGAGATTAAAAAAGGGAACATTGAAGAGATGATTGATCGCATTAACCATAAGTACGGGACGCATTTATATTCGGCAACGGTTACCGGTGATGCTATGGGTAAGCGCGGAGATTTAAGCCAACGCGATAACGCAAGTTATTACGAGCAAATCCGCAGGAGGTTAAGGTTAAGTCCTAAGCAGTTAATTCTTCCGGCCAACCCAACTCATAAGAATAGCCGAGCGCAAGTGAACTATACTTTAAGCAACCACCCTCATTTGTATATAAACCCGGACACTTGCCCAGGATTAGTGCGTGATTTAAGGATTGTTGAGGTCGGGGATAACGGTAAGATCAAAAAGAGCAATCGGAAAGACGTGGCGCAACAGGCGGACTTCTTGGATAACTTCCGGTATGCGGTCAATACTCATTTGTACCGTTGGATTCAAAACTCAATGAAGAGTAGCCCGCTAAAAAATCGTATCTTAGAGCAAAATTAAGGCTATGGCTTGTGACTTTGATTTAGGAGATAAAGACCTTTGTAGCAGTACGTTAGAAGTTGGCTCATTGAATGGGGCAACGGAGTACGATTACTTTATTAAGGACACCGCTTTAGATGTTCGTTATAAGTTTACTCAAACCACAGACGGATCGGGTAATGTAGATTTGGATTTGTCTGGAGTGGCTAAGTCAGCGGGCCGGACCTATCAAGTAACGGCAGAATTAAACGGCAGCCCGGTGGACTTCACGGTAGCGACTTTAAGCTACGAGAGCTTATGTTTTTCATTTGTAAACACGGAAAATGCTTAGAGAGGTATTGGAACTTGCAGTATTGATTGCGCTTTGGAACAATGGTTTATCTTTTCTTCTTAGCGAAAATCAGCTTTTAGGTTGGTTGGGAGATTGGTACGAAAGCCGAGGGGCTTTATTGCAGTTAGTTCTTAAACCTGTATTAGGCTGCGTATATTGTTTTTCTTCGTTTTGGGGGCTTTTCGTGAGTTATCTATACTACCAACCTCAAACAATAGAGAAAGTCGCTGAAATCGCTCCTATTGTTGTTTTGGCTTGTATGGCTGCGATTAGCTTTACGGGCTTCTTGGTCAATCGGTTTGATCGGTACGGTATGTGAAAAAAATCGCTCGTAGGTTTTTCATTTTTGAAAAATAACCCCGCATATTTTTTTATGTCCGGGGCTTTTTTATATCTTTGAGCCATCAACCGATAAACCAGCAATTATATTTTAATATGCAAACGCTCATTAAAACCAAGCCGGGGAATCCGGAGGTGTATAAAACCATTTCCGCTGCTTCACGTGCCACCGGAATACCTTACAATCGTATATGGCGAGCTGTAACAAAGAAAGGTTACTACGAGGACTTAGAGGTAAGGATTGAAAAAATTAAAATAGTAGAGTAATGAAATTTTTAGAAACAGCTACTAAGGTCATTTTTTGGATCAATGCTTTATGCTTTGGCATTTTGGCGGTAGCAAATTGGGATCAAGCCCCTGCGAATTGGGTGTTAACTGGAATATCAATCACTTGCTTAATTGCTGCTATTGGCACAGGCAAGATAAAAACAGACCAATGAAATTTCATAAAACAAAAGACGGTAAAAAAATTAAGTTGGCTGATTTAGAAACGAGCCACTTAAAAAATACTAATATGGAATTTTACAATACATTTAAAACACAGTTTGAAGTATTACCAAGACTTACTATTATTTACAATAAGATTGAAGAGGAAGATGAGGCTACCTATAAAAACGGATTTGCTATTGAATGGCTTTGGTTTGGGGTATTTTTTAATTGCTGCTAAAATCGGATAAACGAAACAAACAAAATAACAGACCAATGAAATTAGAGATTAAAGACGGCAAAGTATTTAAGGACGGAGTAGAGTTAGTGGAAAAAGAATCTACCAACCGCCCTTACAAAAACAAGGTAATTTATTGCGAGATTGATGACGAAAAGAAACACGCTTTTTATTGGCAGTTTATGGATGCAGTTAATTATTCCTCGGGCGACTTTGAAAAAGGCTTCAGAATTATGTCTAGTGGTTATAGTAGTGGTTATGCTCGTGCTGTATATTTGAATAAGCCTAATAAGCGCACTCAAGTAACCGAAGAAGAGTTCGTTTACGAGATGAGCCAGCGCGACCCTGATAAAGGTTGGAGGTTGTACGAAGAAGAGCGAGAACAAGTCTTTCACGGTGGAGATGGTTCTCCTTTATCAGCATTAAAGACGTACCCTCTGCCCGATTGGGTTGGCTTTAATGAGCGAAGCAAATTAATTTGGGAGGATAGTCAAGTAGGTTATGAAAAAATATACAACCAATACGACAAGGCTTCTTTGCCTGATATTAGCCCCTTAATGCAACCCGTACCCCACCACCTCATTGAATGTGAGTATAAGGATGTGAAGGCAGGGGAGTTTTTCTTTGAGAGTTGCTTTCCTGATAGCCGTCCACTTCTAAAAGGAGAGAAGGTTGAGTGGCTTTTCAACGACGATGGAAATTCGTATAAGTATACTGGACAAAACTTATGCGAAGATGGAGACACTGTTTACAAAGTAATCAAATCATAACGAATCAATATAGACGCAAAAGCATAGGTATTTGTGTTATTAAACTAACAGACGATGAGTAAGTTAATAAACGTACCGAATAAGATATACCTCCAAACTGGACTAGACGAAACCGAAGAAACCATAGACTTCAATGACTTGTTTAAGAAATACATTACTTGGAGTAGTGAACGGATATATAAGACTGACATTGAGTATTTATTAAACCAACAAGACAATGAGTGAAAAGAAAAAATTAAGGTCGCAAAATTTTGAGATAAAAGTCATGGACATGCCCATTTACAGAGGTAGATTTATTATACTTTTAACGAATCAGACAAGTCAAGTAAAAAAGCATTTTCCGTTTTTTCCAAATGAATCAGACGAACCTTATGCTTGTACTTTACATGGATCTTATGAAGACATTGAATCGTTCGCAATCGTCTTAAATCCTTGGAACAATACAAGCTCGATAACTGACGGCTGTGTTGCTCATGAATGTTTGCATTTGGTTAATTATATTTTTGCCAACCGCAACATTAACTACGATTTAGATAACGACGAACCAGCGGCATACTTAATAAATTGGTTAGTAGACCAGACGTATAGCTTCCTTCGGGAAACAAAAACAAGTCATCTTTTGAATAGAGATTTAGGACAGGCAAGAATTGATGCTATAAACGGCGTACACGACAGAGATTTATATTAATAAAAATGTAGATAAGGCTAACCATAAAAATAGACAGTTAAGTGATAAGCCGCACCCGCTTTCTGTTATACATTATTAGGTGCTGGCACAAATACTTTAAATTATGTCGGATAAATACAGACAGTTAGACAATGCAGTAAAGGATTTACTTTCAGAACTGCGAATTGATGAGAAGTGCCTTGGAGTAATGGCACAAGGGAAATCACCTGACTATGCAGGAGCAATCACTCTTGCAGATGGTGAGAATTGGGAAAACCCACATTGTAAAGTTCAACTAAGTGCTGTTGTGGCGCAAAAGTTAATTGATGCGATGGAGGTTTATGAACCCGAAATAACTGATACTGCTCAGGAAGTTTCATAGGATGATTTTGTTGGTGTGTAGGCGTGAGCCAATTGGCTTGCGCTTGCACATAACATCGGCTAACCATCGCAAAACCGCTAACGGTTTGGCTAAAATGCGTATCCTGGAAGGTATGCTTTTTAGGTGTTGTTGTATAGTTCTATTGATTAAATATAAATTATGCCAATAGATTACAATAAATATGCTAAGAATTGGAAAGCTATAAGCCGCTTTATAAGGTTTTACCGTGCTAAAAATCGCTGTGAAGTTTGTGGAGTACATAATTACGCTGTTGGATATCGTGAGAATGGAATGTTTAACCCTATTGCAGGCAACATCTATTCTGATATGATAGGAGAAGGCAAAAGCTATCCTTCATTACAGCCGCTTACTTACTCAGAAGCAAAAGAGATTGCCGATTTTGAAAACGAATGGGATACTGAAGGCAGAAAATATATTGTGATTGTGCTGACTGTTGCGCACTTGGATCATGATGTAAAGAATAATAGCTTTTTCAATCTAAAAGCAATGTGCCAAAAATGCCACAATGACTACGACAAAGAATACAGAAAAGAAAACCGAAGTAAAAGAAAAAGGCAAACTACCTTAGATTTTGGGTAGCTATGCCATACAACATCGCATAAAATGGAAAAGACCTTAGAACTGATAAAAAATTTTGAAAAGCGGAACAACTTAAGCATTGCTGTAACATTTTACGGTGATGGCTCTGGGACGGTAAGCGAGTTTTGGAATTTTGAAGAATTGAAAGAATTTAAAACTATAAATGACTTGCATCAATTTTTAATGAATACACAATACAAACTCGCTGATGAAGATGGCAGATGTTTATCTCCTGTGCAAAAAGTGTAGTGTTTTTATTTGTGGTGCGTTAAAATTTAACAAAATGGATATTAACTGGTTCAACTTAAATCCAAACTTTCAAGGAAAGGTATTTGGTAAAAATTTTAAATGGTTTAATTGCTTTCGCAGAAAAACAACAGATAGATTATTCTGGGGAATAGGATTGCTACAAATAGGAAACAGACATTTATTATTTTTTGGGCAAGATGGAGTAAGCATATTGTATATAGGGACTCATTAATGCACTACAACATCGGCTAACCATCCCAAAACAGCGAAAAAGCTGGCGGGGAATGAACGGCAAACAGTTCTCCGATAGATACAAATTAACTTAAACAGCCGAAGCGGTCAAAAATACACTGCAACCCCGCTTGATTTTATACTGTGTTGTGGTGCGTTATTTTATTATGATTTACAAACTAACATTTGAAGATGGAAGAATAGATTGGTGTACTGCCAAAGACGAATTACACCTATTGAAATCTTACGATGCTGATTTTGATTTACCATTGCAAGAAATTGAAAGCCTTCTAGAAATTTCAGAGGAAGACGCAAAAACAATAATGGTTAGAAATACCGAATTTGACGAAGATGAACCTGATGATATGCCCGAAGAACTCCCTATATGGAAATTAGCTGTCGATGATGACTTCTGTATCATTGCTTCTACGGAGTTCGATTAAATGCACCACAACATCGGCTAACCATCCCAAAAACCGCTAAAAAGAAGGCGTATGTGCCGAATAACCCTAAAAAACAAGACGATGAGAAAAGAGAAAGATTTTATGACACAAAAAGAAACGGATGTTTTGTTCAACGCAATTACTTCAAATGGTTGTCGAGATATGGATGAGGTTCGATTTCATCAAGCCATTAACGAGGCCATGCAAGCCAAGCTATCCGAAACACCGTTGAGTGAAGTAAATACGAAGCATTTGTATAAAGGATTTCCTGACATGGCAGCGGTCATTGATGACAATTTTGAAGCTATGGCCGAATCGGAGGGTACGGAGCTAGTGAGTGACGAGGATTTAATGTCAGTTGAGATTGTAACCGATATGATTTCGGATATAAGAAAATTTGTAAACGAGCGCCACGAAGAGCGATGTAAGGAGAGGGCTATTGAGTTTGCCGAATACTGGGCAGCAGAACACGACCATCCAGAATCAGTTTATCTGTCCGCATCAGACGCTTGGGAAGATTGGAACGAAACCTCCGAGGTCAAAGGCAAGCACTTAAAATGCCCTAACTGCAAACTTGATTATGATAAAGAAGAAATTGAAATGTTTAGGGGGCTTTGTGAAAGTTGTAGAGACAGAGCATTTTAATTGCCTACAACATCGGCTAACCATCCCAAAACCGCTAACAGTCAAGGCTAAAGGTAGTTGCCTTTGAAACCACCAACTTTAAAATTTAAAACAATGGTTGATAATACCAAAACACTTTCAATTTATGATGACCTGCAATTACCTTTAGGTAGTGTTAGGCGCAGTTATTTAGTAAAATTCGTTGACCCTTCAAAGGAATACGATATAGATTACCTTGCACCCCATCAAAGCCAAAGCGGTAGTAGAGAAGAAGGAATTTTTACATTAAAGGGCGAAGATTTAACTGAAAAACAGATACTACAATTATTCTTGCGTGAGGCTCTTTAATTGCGTCTAACATCGGCTAACCATACCAAAACCGCTAAAAAGCAGGCGTATGTGCCGAATAACCCTAAAAAACAAGACAATGAGTAAAAAGAAGGAATTAGTTGTAGAGCAAAGCGAACATTTGTGCCAATGCGGAAAGCCCGAAGTAAAGGCATACTCTCCTTGTTGCTCACTTGCTTGTTGGTGCGAACGATTTGAATAGGCGAAATTGCATATAACGATTTGGCTAAGAAGCGTAGCCACGAAATCAAGCTTCATAAATGCACCAACGCTGATTGGCTATGCTTTTTAGCCTTTGTTAGCTGTCTGGTGCGGAAATTGAAAACGAAATTTTAAACTTAAATACAATAAACAAATGACAAATTTTGAAGCGGTTGAAAGATTCGACCAAGCTCACGGAGCTAAAATTGAAAGACTTTTTTGGATTGCTGGTTCAATGGAAAACAGCGATTTTAAAGACTTGATTGAAGATATGGAAGATGAGGACTGGCAGAAGCTTTTTCCTGAAATCCATAAATCGGAGTACTTCCAAGAATACCTTGACGACAACGAAGCTTTACAGGCTTTAGTTGACTTTAGGAAATTTGGATTGATGGCTGAAATACACCTACCTGAATGCGATAATTTCAGATATAAAGAAGATAAGCCCGTAAGTTGGTCTGTTCACGGTGGAATTTGCAGGATTGAATATGTGTATGCAGAGACGCTTGAAGATTTAATGAGTGAGGTAGAAAAAGCTGCTGAAAAAGTCTTTCAAGAGTATGTTTCTAAAGACCGAAAAGCTAATGATTTGGCAGTGTCGTAGTATGACCGCCAACGATTTGGCTAAGAAACCTAGCCAATAATCACGTTTCGTAATTGCACTAACTTAATTGGCTATGTTTCTTAGCTGATGTTGTGGTGCGTTAATTTAAAGAACTTATGTATTACGTAGAACAATGGATTGAGGGAAGATTATATTACAAGCATACACCTGATGGTGACTGGAAAGAATTTAGCCTAGAAATGTACGCTAAAAGAGTAATGGAAAGAGAGAAAGAAATACTATCCCTTCATTCTGATTTAGAACAAGAAAAATCCAAAGCACAAAGTAGCTATATGCCGTACATATAATGCACTACAACATCGGCCAACCATCCCAAAACCGCTAACGGACGTATGCGCCAAATAACCCTAAACAAAGAATATGAAAAATCGAAAAAAATCTCGAAGCGAGTACATGAAACAAATTCATAGGTATTACAGAGGAGAAGATGATTGGAGGTATAATTGCATAGATGCGTATAAGCCAGTAGAAAACGCTCAAGCGTGGGAGCTTTGCCCAAACTGCGGGTTAATACCTAAAATATGGGTGTTTAACAACGGAAGAAGTACTGCTTGTGGATGTGGAGAGAATAGATATAGACACTTTTCGGTTGAAGCCGAAAGCATTATGAGCGTTGCAAAACATTCACATAACGGTCAAAGTGTACTTGATTATGATTCTGATGAATTGAGAAAAAATTGGAATCATTGGGCAAAAACAGGCGAGTTTTTATGGACAAAAGATTACTCTAAAAACGGCAGATGGTAGCCTACGATTCAAATAAAAAAGAGAAATGAAACGTAGAACATATCAAAATCAATTTATTAAGTATTCCTTAACAACTGAAAGTAACTATTAAGAAATATGAAAGCAACGATTAAATTCAAAGCAAACAAAAAAACGCCAGTAAATAATCTATGGCTAACTTCTAAATTCGGTACGCTCATCTGGTGGGCGCAATTACGAAAGCGATATATTCGGGTTAAGATTAAACCTATTTCAATGAAGTATTTCAGTTGCACCCCTCAAGATCAAAACGACTGGTATAAGATTATAGGCACTAAAAGCGGAGTGAATACTGACACCAACAGCGAATACATTTTAGCGTGGCGATGGAAAACGGGAGTAGGAATGTCCGAGTTTACACGCTACCGCAGAATTGGCGGTGTAATGGGTGAAAACAAACCTAGTGATGGGTTAAAATTTAGGCTGCTTAATAATGGCGCACTTATTAAACCTACCTATACGCTTCCCGCTACTTTTTGGAACGGTGGCACTTGCCCTGCTGATCGAGAGGTTATGTATGAAATTGAAGCGACTATTGACAAGAAGTATTAAGTAAATGCCGAAGCTGCTCCGGCTTAGTTTGAGCAGTACATTAAAACCAGAAAGGCTAACGCCATTTTTTTCGCCACAAGAACGCCGGGTTAACGCTTGGCGTTTTTGTATATTGGATCTCTAAATCAAAAGACTAATGTTCAAACTACTTTACAAGCTATTCCCAGAGCAAATGAATACGGTGGTTTACGATAACCAACCTCCTGGGGATGAGTTCGGAAAAATGAAAGTTGCCTTTGTCTGTAATGGCAAAAGGTATTACCGCTACCGTGATGACCTTGACATTCCTTTAGAGCGCAAGGCGCAGATAGACATTTTACTCAAAGAATGGGATGCAAAGGTCAGCACGTATGAGTTAAACGATTGGCTTTCAAAAATGGAGAAGGCTTTAGATAGTGCTATTTCGGGTTCAAGCGTTAAGAATCTGGCTAAGATTGGGTTTTTAGTAACTGAGATGAAAGCGCGGTCCGAAGAATTGATACATACAGACATTCTTTTTGCCTTAGCCGGATCTTTATATATCCGAGAAGGTCAAGATCCATCGGTATGGAATGAGGAGCTTGAAAGGGCTAAAATCAAGGAAATACGAAAAGAGTACGACCAAGGAGGGTCGGTTCGGGATTTTTTCGACAAAGCGGGGTGGAACGAGTTCTTGCCCTTTACAAGCAAATCGCAGATCAGTATGAGGCGACTTTTGGACCATTACCGCGAAAAAGAAAAGCAGAAAGCGCAAGTGATAAATCGAATTTTTGGCGATACTCAATTAGCCGAATGATTGAAAACCGGGAGCATAGCATTACTCTTTTAGCCGAGGGAGAAGCGCACAATATGAGGGAGATACGAAAGTTGTCTGTTCGGGGTTGGCTAAATCTTTGTAAATTTAGGGCAGAGAAAGCAAACCCGAGACATGGCAAAAAAAGTTAATCAGATAATCAACGTTTACGAGGCTGATATAAAGAAGTATCAGAAGCAACTCGAAGCTGTTGAAAAGCAAAACAAAGAACTTGCCGGACAAATCGACAAGGTTAAAAAAGAAGTCAAAGGAGTAGATAAAGCGGGTTCTAAGCTTGGCGGAACGTTGAAAAAGGTAGGTGCGCAGTTTGCCGCTGCCTTTGCTGCACAGCAACTTATTCGGGATGCCATTAAGACTATTTCAGACTTTCAACAAGAAAATGCAAGGTTGGCTTCAATCTTAGGTAAGACTCGCCAGCAGATAACGGCCCTATCAAACGATGCGAAGCGTTTAGGAGCGTCAACGGCTTTTACTGCTAATGAAGTATCAAAGTTGCAAACGGAGTTTGCTAAGTTAGGATTTTCGGAACGTGAGATTTTGCAGGTAACAGAAGCTACTTTACAGTTAGCGGCAGCCACTCAATCGGATCTTAGTCAAGCGGCTTCTATTGCCGGTGCAACGGTTCGGGGTTTTGGGTTAGATGCTTCTGAAACTCAAAGGGTAGTTGATGTAATGGCCAAGTCGTTTAGCAGTTCAGCTTTAGATCTTGGTAAGTTCGAGGTGGCTATGCGAACAGTTGCTCCCGTAGCCGATAGCGCGGGGGTTAGTATTGAGCAAACAACTGCTTTGCTTGGCGTTTTGGCAGATCGAGGTTTAGATGCTTCGACAGCTGGTACTTCACTTCGTAATATCTTTTTAGAGCTTTCTGCTAAAGGTTTGACGTTTGATGAGGCGATGCAAAAGATTAATGAAAGCACGGACCGCAACGCAACGGCTTTGGACTTGTTTGGCAAGCGTGGATCTACGGCTGCGAACATTATAGCGGGTGCTGCGGGTGATGTAGCCAATCTAAATGAGAAGTTAGAGCAAGCAGCAGGAACGGCTGAAACGATGGCTAATGAGCAGTTAAATACTTTGACCGGGTCTATTACGATCTTGAAAAGTGCTTGGGACGGGTTGATTTTGAGCTTAGAGGATGGAGAGGGGATTTTAGGACGAGCAGCAAAAGGTTTGATTGACCTGACAACAGGAGCATTAAGCACGGCAACTGCGATGAATGAAACGAATAACTGGTTAGCTTTGGTTAATCCATCGTGGGCAAGTTTTATTCAGCTTCAAGCCGAAAGCGAACGGGCTATTGAGCAAGCCAAGAATCAGCTAGAAGAAGAAAACGCTGAATTAGATAAGCAAAATGACTTACTTGACGATAATGCAGAGGCAACCGGAACCACTTTAGAAAGTTTGAAAAAACAACAAGCCGAGTTAAGACAAGAGCTTGAAAGGTTGCCTATTGGTTCGCCAGAGTTTATTGCTACAATGAACGAATACAAGGGGGTTACCGATCAAATAAAAGATGCTACTGCCGGAATGAAAGATGAGGTTGTAAAGGCAACTAAAGAAGCTAAATCATTACTTGAAGTGTTTGGTGATATCGCTAATGAGGTAGATCAGGGAATGTTTGGAGATTTTGAAGAAGGTGGCGTACGGGTTTACCCTGATAAAAGTTTGCGAAGGGATACGGAAAGGATTGATGAGTTCTTAGATCAAAGTAATGAAGCAACTAAAAAAGCAGCAGATGAAAACGTAAAAAATGCGGAAGAAAACCAAAAAAAATTAGAAGAAGCTGCTCAAAGTAAGGAGGATCTAGAAGAAGAAATAAGAAGGCAAGGTGTACAGCTCGCAGCACAAGCTGCTTCTCGTATTGTCGAAATTAACAGGGCTAAGAATCAACAGGAGTATGATCAGGAAATGCAAAGGCTACAAGCGCAGTTAGCAGCCGAAGAGATTACTCAAAAGGAATTTGAAGAGCTAGGCGCAGATGCTCTAAGAAAGAAAAACGAGCAAAATAAAAAGTCAGCCATTTTCCAAAGTTTGATTGATGTGGCTCAAGCGACTTTATCGGGGTTAATTACTGGAGGTCCGGTATTAGCAGCCGTATATGGAGGTTTAGCCGCAGCGCAAGCAGCAATTATTCAATCTTTAGAAATACCAGCTTATGCCGAAGGGGTTATTGGATTACAAGGACCAGGAACGGAAACAAGCGATAGTATTATTGCACGCTTATCGAAGGGCGAAAGTGTAATGAAGGCTAAAACCACTAAAAAACACAAGTCTTTATTAACTGCTATGCACGAGGATAATGACAAGCGGATAAACGATGTGTTAATGTCGGACTACATATTAGGAAATAAAGAGCTTTTAAGCGGGTTGGCTTTTAGTCAGGGACGTAATGACTTTAGTGATAAAGGAATTATCAACACTCTTTTAACCGAGGGTAGGGCCGGACGAAAGGAGCAGAGAAAAGGAACGGAGCGATTGGCAAGTGAATTGCGTAAATCAAGAACCAAAAACCGAAAATGGTATGGCTAAGTTTAGAATGAGTATTGGCAAGAGAACGGTTAGAATAGTAGCCAACAACTCTTTATATAGTGCGCCAAGCCAAATTGATTTAGATAACTTTAATGACCGATTAGCCACAAGCGGCCCAAATGATTGGCCTATTGGAACAAGCGGGTTAATTTACAATTTAGGGGCTATTGAGTGGGATAGTAATTCAGATGATCAGCTATTAACTATACCGGGCTTATTTATTCCGGGACACGAGTATTTAGTAGGAGTTCAACACGTTGCGGATTCTATTGGGAATAATTTAGCAATTAGGTGTGGAAGATATGGAGTAGAAGATTTCCCGACTTTGACAGTTCAGCAAGTTGAATACAAAAATATGCTGTGCGTAGAGGATGATTACCTTCAAATTAAGTTTAGCGGATCTTCTGCTCGCGATCAAAAAGTGCTTTTTATCTATGTTTATGAGTGGCTTTGGAATACGCCATTTGAAGTGGACTTGCCACCAGAGTTAAACGATGCCGAATTACAAATAGTCGAAGATGACACGTTGCAGGGCCGTTCTGTTGATTCGATTACTGATTTAACTTTTTTTGGCAAATGCTACGATGCTATCCGTAAGCTATTAGGGCGGGATGAAAACGCAACTGATACCGAAATCTATGGTTTTCCTAGCATACCCTACGACCCTGATTTTATTCCCGTTTTAATTGAATACAGCGAGGACAACGGGGCAACTTGGAAAGAGTATTTTAATGGCCGAGTAATTAAGAGCGCAATACGTTTAGAAAGCAGGCTCAATCGTTACCAAGATGTCGGTGGAAGTGTAACGATGAATTACTACGGTGATACCTACATAGCCGAAGTGGAAAGCACGGATATTGCTGAAATCATTAATAGCCGGAGATCTGAAAAGGTAGGAATGGAATTATATGCCGAGGAAGGGTTTACAGGCTTGCCACAGCTTTGGTGTGATGTCGATGGGAACACTTATGCTTATGAACTGCACGAGGCTTTACGTTATATCATTTGCTATTTAACAGACGGACGAGCTAGGTTAGATAGCAACTATTTTGAGAATTTATTAGAGGAAAATTTTGCCTCGCGCTACCCTGTTCTTATGCCTTTTAATCCAGGGGCAGGAGATTACGATGGTTTTAGGGTAAGTTTTGATGAGTTATTTACAGAGCTTAGAAAGTGGTTTGCTTGCACGCTTAACTTTTACAAGCCGAACGGGATACCTACGGTGCGTATTGAGCCTTATTTTTACTTACGTGAGAGCTTTCGGCTTTATGATAGTGGTATTACCATAGAAAATCAAAGAAAGCTCATAGAAACACGCATAACAGATAACCCTAATTCGATGTCAATAGGTCAGCCTAAGACTTTTGCTAATTCAGAAGATTTTGAGCCTATTGAAGTTTTTGGCGAGCAGAATAGTCAAAGCGGGGAAATTGATGCGGTAACGAATTTGATATTTGATAGCACGGCAGCCGGAGCGCAACCAAGTGATGTGGCTTTATATCAGGCTTTAAAAAACATTGCTCCCGGTCCTATTCGAGTACAGTCTGGTGCTAATGATCCAGAGTATTTCAATCAATACACTTTAACAGGCGCGGGGACTACGTTTCAAGATGATTTCTTTCCATTAACTTTTACTTGGAGGTATTATTGGCCGAGCTATTACAAATCAAAGTATTACGACTACAATGGAGGAAATGATCAGCTCGTTGAAACAGATATGCTAGGCACAGATTACGTCAGTTTTGTTGAGCTGGACAATGTAGAATTAAATAATAACAAAGCGCGTTTGTTGGAAAGCCGTAACATAGGACCAAACCAGTTAGAAAATCACAACTTTGCTTTAGGTCAATATGAAACTTCGCCTACGTTTGCAAATCAAGTCAACGGATGGGAAAGCGACCGATATGGAACGTCAGCCGGAAGTTGGGTTTATCGTTGGAATCCGGGGGCCGTTGAGGTAAGATATGCAGACCCAAGCGGAGGTATATTTTATTACGATTTAGGGCGGAATTTTGGGGATGAATTAAAGAACAGCTACATAGGTTGGATGGTCGAATTTGAAGAAATGAACGCCAATAACCAAAATTGCAAAATTGAATTAGTGGCATTTGATGACATAGGAGGTCCTTCGTACGACTTTACAATGCTTGAAATTGGAAGTGGAACAAATTACGATCCGACAACAGGTTCACTTTATGCAGGTGGATATTTTAGTGGGGTAACGGATAAAAACTCTGGTGGTGGTAATGGAGATATCCGCTACGTTGGTTTTAGGGTAGTTTCTACCGGATCAGGAGCGACCCTTGAGATTAGAATAAAATGGTTGTGGATTTACGACCCGTTTAATTTAGGGGCAATTAATCAGCCAGTTCAATTTGCTGATTTGCGTAGAGGTCGCGTAGTTGAGTATTCACGACAAATCCGAAATGGAATAACAAACTTAAAAATTAAGTCTAATGGCTTTATCTAACATACCAAATCAACCCGTACAGTTCGGTATTGAAAACGATTTGAATTTCTGCAAAAACGATATTCAAGCGCAGTATTTTTTGAACAACGATACCTTATCTTTTCAGTTGCTTGGCGATACTGGAGATAATCTTTTAGACCAGACATTTGCAGGTTGGACGGTTGATAGCGGCACGTTTACGGACTTGACTAGTAATTACGCAGTCGTAGCGGGGCGTATAAGCGGGGGAAGCATAAGCCAAAGCGGTTTACTAACCCCTGGAGATTATTACAAGCTTAGAATAAGGGTTTTTGCTACCAGTTACCGCAGAGATTATCAGGATGAAGATTGTAATGCCGGAATACCAAAAGTTAAGTTTGGGACTAATGAAGCTTGTATTTTTGCCAGTAACTCTTCTGGAACTTTTATTGATATTTATGGTCAGTCTGACGGTACAGATATTACTATTGAAAGCGATCCGGGGTATTTTGATTTTGGTATATCAACGGCATCATTAACTCGGATTAATAACGATGTAGAGATTTATTTTAAGGACAGTCAAACAGGTGCGGAGACTTTGATACCAGGGGCTTTTTATGCCGTATATCAACAAAATTTAGCATTCGATTTTAATTTATTGAGCGCACCGGATTGTTTTACTCTGCTTGCCAAATCATTTGGCACTACCGAAGCTTTTGTTTGTGGGGATTTTAGCTGTAGTTCGGTAGATGCTGAATTAGAATGGAACCCAACAGGACCGATTAGTTTTGACGATGTAAACGATGAATTTGATTTTACTGGTGGAGGGGCTTACATAGAGCAAACTTTACCGGACACTTACGATAACGATGATTATGAGATTGCTGTACAATGGCGCGTTGATAGTGGTTCCAATGCAGTTGTCATCAACGTATATGACGTTTCAAATAGTATAGTTAATACTGTTACTAGTACATTTAATACGGCTGGTAGTTATCAACAAAAATTAACAGGTACTTTCGGAACAGACGGGCCCTATAAGGTTCGTATTGCTATGGCTGGGGGTGATGCTTCCGTAACAAATGCTAGTTGCTTAATTACGTTATTAGATAGCACTTTGGAAAGCGTTCCGTTTATGAAAGCCGATCCGGATGTTGAGACTTTATTGATAGTTGCGGGGTCTGTTAACGATATTAATGACGGCTGGTATAACGATTTATTTATTAATCTTTTGGGCAGCATATCTGGTTCTTTTCTAATGCGAATAGAAGCCGATTGGTTGCCAAAATCATTTCAGCGCGATTTTCAGTCTTATCGTGGAGCTAATGGTCAGTTATCTAATATCTGGTCTGAAACGTTCAAGTCTAGGAGGATGCGGATACACCCTATTCCTGTTTATCAATGGGAAGCGTTAATGTATATGCTTAGCTTACCTGACGTGATTATAGGAGATGCGATAAATACAGCCGAAGCATACACCTTTGAGGGCGATGGTATTTCTCCTGACTTTGATAAAAACGCTTGTGTAGCGGGTGGGGAGATTGAAATTTTACCTACTCCACAAAATAGTTTAGCCCGAAAGCAATAATTTTATTAAATTGTACTTTTAGTAGAGTGGTTACTTACTCAAGTGCAAAGAGCCTCGGTTTTGATAGTGCCGGGGCTTTTTATATATTTGTACACGAACGGTCGCACCCGTTCACTCGGTTTGAAAACATATTTATAGCCAAAATCTAACCGAAAAAATTCCGCCCTCGAGTACGCCAATACTCGGGGGTTTCTTTTATCCGGAGGTTATTTAATTCCGTGTTTCAATAGTTCCTTTATCGCTTTACTGCGGGTTATTCCTTTGCCCTTTGCATACGTGTCTAGGCGATCCAGTTGCTCCGGATCTATTCTGAATGCTACGATAGGGTATTTTTTTTTGTTTTTCATCGAAATTGGATTTTTGATTAATTGATTTTCACATAAAGTAACTTACTTCACTCTTATAGTTAGTAAGAATGTTAATTGCTTAGTGTTTCTGGGTTCAGGAAGAGGCAGAGGTTCCCCTTGCACTAAGTCCGTTACAGCTTAGTGGGGAAACCTTTTTTTGCTTGAGCGTACTGGGACGTTCGAGGCTTTCACACAAATAGGCAATTTGTGAAAGTTTGAAGCTATTTAACCGATTCGCCTATTGCGGCCCTTAGATCCTCTCAGCTTCTTTAGGTTTGAGTTCCGGACGCGATCAGTCACAGTTTCCGGTGTTTTACGTTTGCGCTGCCGTGTTCAACCGACCACAAACAACCAACTTTTATTTGGTTGGATATGGCAAATATATAAAAAGATTGTATATTTGAACCGTTCAGCCGACAGGTATTTTACCCCTCCCGTTAATACCTCTACCGTTAAAAAACCTCGTGTTCCCTTGCACGGGGTTTTTTTATGTATTGATTTTCACTATCTTAGAAGCCCGTAGTAGTTGCCTAATTGAATCCGATGGACGGGCAGTAAATTGAGTCGGAAAAAATGTAAACATAGCAACTATGGCTACTTGCGATTATAACTGTTCGGAATTGCCAGACCACGCACAAGTTAGTTGTCAGGATTATGAAACTGGGGGCATTGATGGTTTAGCCATCGTAGAATGCGATCAAGCGTCAATTACTGATTGGACTAATGAAGCGGAATGGGCTACGGCAATAGCGGCAGGAGAGGTCAAGGTCATTAAAGGAATTAGAGGCCAACTTCCGGAAGCATCTCCACGCGAGATCACAAATCCGGTAGGTGGAAGCTCTGACAACTTTACTGTAAACTACGACCGTACATTTACTTGGGTCGATAATAACGTAAGCGGCGGGAATAACTCGTTTTACAATGAGCTAAACCGCAGACGTGCGTTTTTAGTCGCTCACTTAGCGGAAAGCGATACGATTCGCGTTCTCGAAGAAGTGCCAGCGGATTTTCAAGTCCGTGATATGGTTCCAGAATCAACCGGGGAATTAACCGGATATATGGGAACAGCAAAATGGACTTATTTCGATATGATGTCGATATACGCTGCACCGACCGGTATATTTACCAATTAAGATTAAGAGGGGCGTTTTTAGCCCCTCTAATCGTTTTCAACCAAAACAATGAGTGAAACTATTAAGCACGTAAAGAAAAAGAAACCAACGGCACAAAAAGGCGTTGTATTGCTTGCCTTTGGGAATAGGCAGTATATGGAAATGGCTTTTAATATGGCTTGCTCCTTAAAATTTCACAATCCTGATATTGTTATTCAAGTCGCAACCGAAGAGCGTTTTTATAGCGAACAGTACAGTTGGGCGTTTGACATCGTTACTATTTTAGGAGAAAAAATTACCCACCGGGACGGTAAGTTAAACCCTGCTCAAGTCAAATGTGCCGTTTACGATATTGCTTATTTCAAACACAATCTTTATTTAGACGTTGACGGGTGCGCCCTTGCTGATGTAACGCCATTATTAGACAAACTAAGTGAGGAGAAAGGATATTACCGAACGGTGGTAATAGGTTGGGGAAGTAAAGAAGAAGAGGACTACGAATATAATATATGGGCTAAACATAGCGATTTATGGGATCATTACAACCTTACGGAAGAAGCAAAGATACCCGCTATTCAAAGTTCGGTTGCTTATTTTAGAAAGCCTGATTCCGCGAAGTTCTTTGAGATAGTAAAAGCACACGATAAAAATCGTTTAGACGTGAAAGACTTAACGATGACTTGGGGACCTCCAGGAAGCCCGCGCGATATTTTCCCAGACGAATTGACCTTTAATGTATCAATCGCTAAAATGGGAATAAAGCCAGACATTGAACCTAACCCTATTTATTTTGGGCAAAGGCACGAACCTAATTTGGCAGACGTACTAAAACGTAAAACTATTCTTTCGATTTACGGGAACAAGGGTTTAACACACCCAACGGTTTTAAAGTATTATGACCGTTATATGAGTAAGGTAATGCGAAAATATAGCCGTATGCACGAGTATAAAAGCCATCGACTTATTAAATACAAACACGCTAACGGAAAATGAAAAGAGACGAAGTCCTAAATAGAATTGTAGAAGCCAACGAGTTTGAATCCGGTAAGTATTTAGAGATCGGAGTAGACAATGGATTGAACTTGGCGAAAATCAATGTCAAACGAAAAACAGGAGTTGATCCAAATGTGGGTTTTGGCGAAGTAATCAGCACAACAAGCGATGAGTTTTTTAAACGCAATCGCAAAAAGTTTGATTTGATTTTCATTGACGGGCTACACCATAGCGAACAAGCCTTAAAGGATTTAGAAAATTCGCTCAAATCTTTAAACAAAAACGGTGTAATTGTAATGCACGACACCAATCCACAGAGTGAAGCAGCACAGCGCGTACCGAGACCAAAAGGTCAAAGACAATGGAATGGCGATGTATGGAAGGTGGCTGCGGCTGCCGTAGAATGTGAAAATTTAAGCACGCTAACAATTGACACCGATCACGGGCTGACCATAATCAAACCTAAAGGCAAAAAAGTTGAAATTGAGTTGCCAAATTTAAGTTATGCTGACTTTGTTCAAAACCGCAAAAGTCTTTTGAATTTAATTACCGTAGAACAATTTAAGAAGCTCGATTGATTTATTACAGCAGCCCATATCGAAGAGACAAAAACATAGGGAAGTATTACAACGACTTTATGGCTTTGCTTGGTGATAATGACTGGGCGGTGTTTACCGATGGAGATGCTTGTTTTCTTTCTCCGGAATACGGGAATGTTATAGAGCAGTACATACAAACGCACTCGGATTATGGCTGCCTAACGTGCCTTACCAACCGCGTAGGGCAATTAACCCAAGTGTATAGGGGAAAGCTATCAAAAAACTTCGATGTGCGCTTACACGCTCGGATATCAAGCCAGATATTTGACGGGCCTATCGTAGTAAAAGATTTGCCCAGGACAAGTCCGATGTCTGGAATGCTTATGGCAGTAAATAAATCGGCTTGGGATCAGGTAAAATTTAGAAACGGTACGATGGGAATTGATAATTATTTTCACTTCGATTTAATCGATGCTGGTTATAAGGTCGGTGTTATGCAAAGCGTTTATATTTTTCATTGGTATCGGGGATTTAGTCCGAACGATAAAAGCCACTTAAACTAATGACCTATCAAGACTTGTGTACGTATTTGGCCCTCGATAAGAATTTTGCTTTAGCGCGATATGGAGATGGCGAGTTTTTATGTGCTTCGGGAGCAAAAGGAGAAAATTGTGATCGCCACCGTTATTTTCCTACGCTTGGATTGGAGTTGCGTAAGATACTGAACACACCTCAAGAGTATGTAATGGCTGCACAGCCAACCGAACACGGATTGTATTCAGATCGCGATAAGTACCAACAGAACTGGACTGATGCTGATTTAATGCACAAAGCAAGCGAAGAGGGTAAAATAAAGCAGCTTATTGACGCGCTAAGCCAACGGAATGTTATTGTCGTAGGTAATAACAGGCACAAAGCCTTAAACAAACATATTCGCGTTTGGGAGTTTGTTGAGGTTCCAATGATTAACGCTTGGACATTTTACCCTAAACTACTCCCTAGCGTTTTGCATTTGGCTATGAAAAACGAGAATGTAGTCTTTCTGTTTATGGCCGGAATGACAACAAACGTGCTTATCGACAAGTGCTACAAAGCAAATAAAAACAACACTTATTTAGATTGCGGTTCCGTCTTTGATATTTATTTAGGGAAAAAAACACGGTCCTACCACGATAGAGTAAACCCAAAATGGATAGAGTAACTGTAAACATAGCAACGCGCAAAGGCCGAGAAAAATCGCTGATACAGGCAGTCGAAAGTTTGCTCGGCCAAGCCGATGTGATTAACATTTATTTCAATTACGACCCTGAAAAAAAGATTCAGCTTAGTGATGAGGTAAACGCAGTTTACGCACCTATTGGAGATTTAGGAGCTAGGGGCAAGTTCTATTTTGCTCGCCACGAGGAAGGCTATTATTTGACCTGCGATGACGATATTAAATATCCTAAAGGCTATGTTCGGCATTTGATTGAGCGCATAGATTACTATGACCGTAGGGCTATTGTTGGCCTTCACGCGACAAAATTCCAACCTAAGCGCAGGTTAAAAAGCTATTGGAATGAAAAGCAGCTAATCAGGTATTTTTTTGATCAGGTAAACCGAGACGAATATACCACGATGCTTGGGACCGGAACGCAAGGACACCACCTGAACACTATACGAGTAAAAGATTCAGATTTGAAATACGACTTTTGTGTAGATCCACAATTTATGCAATTGACCGATAGCCGTGAATTGCCTCATATTACGGTTTGCCGGCCACACGCTTGGGCAATTCAAATACCGGGTAGTCAAGACAGCGATAGCATTTGGATAAAGCACAAGAAAGACGATTCAATTCAAACTCGTATCTTAAATATGGCAAAGCGAGGTAATTACAGCTTAATTAGGCCGGATATAAAGCTATCCGCGCAAATGCCTTAAAATTCATTAAATTTGTAGGGTTATGGGATGTGGATGTGGAAAAAGTAACAATAAAAAGGTTTCCGGCAGCGGAAAGCAATCTACTGTTCGCACAAATAGAGCTGCGAAGATAAAATCTGCTTTCAAAAGACCTAAGAAATGATCGTACTCAGTCCGGAACAAATTACAGAAACAGCAAAGGAGTTAAGCAATCGTTATCGTGAATTACAAAAAAATGACGATGCTTTAGGAGAAGCATACGAGCGAGCAGCTAAGATGCGTGAAGAAATCCGCACCCACGCGGACTATCAATACTTTCCGGCTCGGTTATTTGCTGAAAAGTCCCCTAACCAAACCCCTGAGGAATTTGAATATCAAAAGGAAATTTACCGTCCGGTAACGGTCAGTTATTGGTACAAAGGCATAGGCCAAATTAATCGCATTTGGAATAAGCAGAATTACTTAATAGGCTTTCAAGATTGGAATAGAGAAGAGCAAAGCCCGCAAGATTATTTCCTTTTTGATTTTCCAGACTTCAAATCAGTTGACGAGTATTTTGAGCAAATAGTAACACCTCAAGATATTAAAGATCCGAACGCTGTAATGGCTTTGATTCCTAGAAATTGGTTTTTAGATCAAACAGAACGGCCAGAGTTATTACCTAAGATTTACCCTTGTACTTCTGTTTTATTGTACGAGCAAGGTTTTTGTTTTATTAAAAACGGCTATTCAAAGCTCAAAGACAGTATCAAAACTAAAGGGCTTCGAGTTCTCTTTATTGACGAGGAGAAAATCGTACAGCTTGTAGAGCGAGGTACGCCAGGGAAAACGTATTTTGAGGTCGAAAGTTATGACGATAGGCCAATGGTTTACTTTCACGACTGCGGAGAATTGCCTGTAAAAAAATTAGGCGGTACACCAATGGAATGTGAAGATGGGGAAAAGTATTATCAGTCCTATTTTTATCCCGCTGTACCTGATTTAGATAAAGCTACGCGAGACGATTCTACGCTGAATGTATCAAAGTACACGCACGCTTTCCCTCAGCGTTGGCAATATGTTACGGAATGCGATAACCCTATTTGTGAGGACGGTTATGTTTATGACCGCGATGAAAGTGGAATGCCTACGGTTAAGAATGTATGTGGAACGTGCAATGGTCAAGCTAGGAGAGCCTCTATTTCGCCTCAATCTATTATGGAGGTAACAGCACCATCGAGAATTGATGACAGTTCAAAGGACGTTAAAATACCCCCAGCCGGATACATAGAACAGAATACTGCTATACTTGACTTTTTGGATAAACAAACTACCAAGTACATACAGCAAGGGTTTTCGATTTTGAATTTAGATGTTGTCAATACGCACGCACAAACGGATGAAACCGCAAAAGGCAAAATGATTGATAGGGAAGAGTTGTTTAGCTTTTTAAAGCAAATCGCCTCAAACTTGTTCGGCCTTATGAAATGGTCAGTTGATTTAATGGGTAAAGAGCGTTACGGTTCCGAGTGGGAGGGATTTCATTTATACCCGCCTCAAAACTTTGAGGTCCGATCTTCGGCAGACATAACCGAAGAGCTTTCAAGCGCACCGGGTCCTGCTAAGAGACTATTAATGCCAGAATATGTTCGGCAGCGTTTTGGAGTTAAAAAGAACGCACAGCAAGTAATGGACTTAGCCATACAAGTTGACGTATTGGCTGCGATGAGTGCCGATGAGGTAATTAAGATTGTAAGCACCGGACAGTTACCAAAATGGAAAGCTGTACTGCATTACGAAGCTATAAATTTGATTGAGGAAGCCATTGAAGAGCGCGAGGACTTTATGGACCTGCCATATTCTACAAAGGTTGAAATTTTAGAGCAAAAAGCTAAAGATCGTGAGTCTTCATATCGACCACCGAGAGAAATTGTTGACCTGATATGACCCTTTCTGAAATTATAGCAGCAAAGGTCGATGCCTATGACGATGTGCCGATTGCTTTTAATTCAACAGCTGAAAAAGTAAACGAAAGAATTTACAGAGAGGTATTGCAGCTAATGAACCGGATGCAAACCGAAGCTGGGGCGATTACAAGTTCAGCAGAAAACTACGCACTTGCCGAGCAGATACGTTTGAGGATGCGGGCTGTTTTAGACGGTCGGGAATATCAGTCGGCTGTTTTGAATTTCGCCAATGAATTTGATTTGCAAACCGAACGATCAAACCGTTATTTTCAAAAGATACTTGGAGAAGCCTTTGACCCGAAGTCTGAATACATAAGAGCAGTTGATAATTCCAAGCGTAGAGCCGTCCAATTACTTTTAGGGGATAGCGTAAGCGATACGATATTTGAACCGCTTACAGAGAATTTATTTAGTTCTATAAGCACAAACGCGAGTTTATCACAAACACAAACAGCGGTTAAACATTTTTTAGTTGATTCTGGTCAATACGGCAAACTGGCTAGTTACTCCCAACAAATAACGCGCGACTTATTTTCGGTAACTGATCGCAATTACACCGAAGCTTATGCCGTTGATTTAGGGTTGGATTGGTATAGGTATCAAGGCGGAAAGGTAGCCGATTCCAGAGCTTTTTGCGTTCAAAAAAATGGGGGTTGGTATCATAAAAACGAAGTAGAAAGTTGGGGCCGGACAACGTATGTCGATAATACGAAAGTAGTGGCAGACGGAAAGCCACAACCTGTAACCACTTCTCCAGGGAATTGGAAAGGCAGGATTCCCGCTACGAACTCAAAAACTATATTCAGCTACTGTGGTGGATATCAATGTGGACACGCACTTTTACCAACAACTCGTGAAAGTATTCCAGATAAATGGATTCAGCGTTCTATTGAAAGAGGATATTATATGCCAAGAGCCGTAGTAAATTGATTTTCACTATATTTGTTACAAACCAAAAGAAATGGCAAGAAATCAGCGACAAAACGAAGTTAAGGTTTTAAACACAAAAACCGGACTTGTAAAGTTTGTGGGTCAAAAGACAGCACAAAGCCCAACGGCTATGAAAAATGCAAACTTGGTTTTATTTGAAGAAGCCGAAGAGATAGAAAAGCCAGAGATTGAAGAGAAGCAGGAAAATAAAGAAGTTCCTAATCCTCAAAAGGAGCAAAAAGACAACCGAAAAGATTTAATTCAACAGTACGTTGAGAAGTTTGGCAAAAAGCCAAGGAAAAACATAAAAACCGAAACCCTTAAAGAAAGACTTGCAGAATAATGGCAGTAGAAATCACACTTTCAGACCTAGACATTTCCGGAGAATTTGAAACAAAGGAAGATGCTCTAAAAGCAATTCACGAGAAGTATGTAGCTCGTGAGGTTGCGCCAATGGATAAAGATCTGAAAAAACAGATCACAGGCAGGGTGCTTGGCGAAATCACAACCCACGCAAAGCGGACCTTTGGACTTCAAAATTCAGACGTACAAGATTTACGTTTAGAGGATGTTATTTCCAAAGCGGCGGAAAGTTACGAGAGCAAAATTAAAGAGCTTGAGGAAAAGTCTGGTGGTCAGCCGGATGAAAAGTCGCAAGCTAAAATTCAAGAGCTACAAGCTAAGATTCAACAAAAGGATCAGGAGCTTATGGAGCGCAATCAAAAGCTTGAAGAAACAGAGCAAGAGTGGCAAGGAAAGTTCACAAAGTACAAGGTCAAGGACAAGCTCAATCGTACCCTTTCCGGTATACCTTTGGTGGATATGGACCCCATTCAGCGCAAAGGTTGGGAAGCTACTTTGAGCGAGGTTGATTGGAGAATGAACGATGAAGGGGAGTTAAGACCTTACAAAGAAGATGAGCCTATAAAAAACCAAAATGGTACGGGTTTATTAAGCGCAAAAGAATACTTGGAAAGTTTAGCTTCCGAAGCTAATCTAATCAAGAGAAACGACAAAAATGACCGTCAAACTCCTTACACTTGGCAAAATAACGGCCCGAAAAAAGAAGAGCCAGCCAAGCCGGGTCAAAAAGGCTTTGTTCATCCTAAGCTGGTAGAACGAGCAAACGCCACACGGTCTTAAAATACTACGGATGTTGCCTAACACTCCTAAAGGGCAGTAAACTTGGAGTGAAATATCGTTGCCTTAATTTCGATCAAGGGCAGTAAAAAGCAGATCGAAGCAACTTTAATTCACAAAAAAATGAGTTATTCATTTTCAAGTTTCATAAGCTGCCCGGAGCAGCAGATGTACTTGCCAGAAGCGTTTAAGGGTATCAATCCTTCGCTTATCAGCAAGCGCAGCGGACTTTTGGACTTTATTGTTTCCGAATTAAACGAGTCCGGAATGCTCCAAAATCAAATTGACACTTCAAACGGTCATTATCGCACGGTTGAGTTGGTTTACCAACCACGTAGAGATGAGGATGATGTAGCGTCAGGTTCTGTTCAAAGCTGTACCGGAGGTACGACTTACGGAGAGACTTCCGAGTTGATTAATATCACGCCAAGTACCGAGGGGGCAACCCACACTTGGACGGCTGATTTAACTGATTTGGAACAGCGTTGTCAGTCGGATGAGATGTATTGGGCGCGTCAGATGGCCGCTGCTATGTCTGTTATGCGTCGTAAGATTTCTACTGATTCAGCTACTCAAGTAGATGCGTTGGTGGGTTCTTTTGAGGACGGTACGACTGATAAAACGATTGCTACTAAAAGTGGTAACGCTTGGCTGACTGATCCGATTGAAGAGATTACTTACGAATATGATTTGATGCAAGCACCGGGTACTCCGTTTGTGTTTGGCGTTGGGGATATTTCAAAGTATTTCAAAGCAACCGAAGCCGGATGCTGCGCTCAATTTAACGTTGATTTAGGAGAGTATGCAGCTCAAAATCCGATTGTATTTATGGAAGATGATTCAGTTCGTAAGGCTGTAACTACAAGCAAGTTTTTGAGTACCATCCCAGGAGCGATTCAGATGATTCGCTATAATGAGTTCCGAGGCGAAACTCGTGAGATTGATCAGCCAACGTACAAGCAGTATACTGTTATTGATCCGGTCAACGGATTGGAGTACGATTTCTGGGCGAAGTTTGATTGCGGGAACTGGTTCTTCGGACTTAAATTAGCTTACAAATTTGTAGGCTTACCGGATGATATTTTCTTCACAGACGATGAGTTAAGTGGTGTAAACTACATTAACAAGTGGACTGTAAGCAATTTATAAAATGATCGGGAGGGGTATAAAGCCCCTCCCTTTTTAACTATTTGAGATGAACGTAGCAGATTGTTTAAGCCCACTTATTGGTATTCGCGGGAATGATTGCGATGGCAACCCTTTAAAAACAAGCACAGCAAACTTGTACGTGAATGACTTACCGGGAATTACTGTTCGCCTTGCGGATAACGTGAGTAATGAAGAGCAAAAAACCGGAACAACCCTTATGACCAGGGCTATAAATACCGCTGCTCAAATTTTAGCAACGGATGTTCAAACCCGATTAGGCTCTATTATGTCGGGTCGCACTATTATTGAGAACTCCTTAGCTGGATATTTCCAAGAAAACCCAAGTACACTTACTGCAGCTTCAAAGTATAGAGGTGTTGTAATTAGGGTTGCAAGCCGGGATTATATGGCGTTGGCTATAAACAAGATTAGTTTTTGGTCTGAAAGTACGGTTGCTGATAAAGAATTTAAAATTGTAGATGCTTTAACCGGAGAGGTTTTAGAAACATTTACACAAAGCTTAACGTCTGGTCAAATTGTTGACGTGCCGATAGGCCGGAGTTACTTTACTAGAGGGCGAGAGGCTTATTTTGCGGTAGTTTATGATGCATCGGATGTAATTACAAGGAAAACGAATTTATACCGTCAAAGAGGGGGTTGTGCGGATTGCACAACGGAAGCTTTTTTAGGTAATGGCACTTGGGTAGCTTCGGGCGAATGGGGTCTTTTAGATCCTATCACTTATGCTGGTCGCAGTTCAGCGACTTCAAGCGCGGGGATTTCAGTAGATTACTCATTGGATTGTAGTCCAGAATCTTTTCTTTGCTCGAATGCTAGAATGTTTGGAACGGCTTTATGGTATGGTACTGCGGTTCAGATATTAGAAGAGGCAACGCTATCAAAGAGACTAAACAGCTATGTAACGGTTTATTCAGAGGACAATCAAGGTCAGCATCAATTTTACTCTGAAAAGTACGCGAAGCTTTTAGATCATTTATTGGCGAATGTAAATTTAGGCGGTTCGGTTTGTAATACTTGCCGAAGCGTAGTCAAGCAACGAGTAAGAATACCGTAATGGCCAAGTACAAAGGCATAGACAAATATATCAAGCAGCTTCAAAAGGAAATAACCGGAATGAAGGCTGCCACCGATGAATCTATGCGAGTAGCTGTACGGGTCAGCCATAACAATACGGTAATTAGAATTTTTGAAGCCGGAGGCGCATCTAACGGCTCTGAAATTGGG